AGGAAGAGGTATCACAGATTAGCCGAACCTTGAAGCAAATAGCCCGGGAACTTGAAGTGCCAGTCATTGCGTTATCCCAACTCAGCCGTGGCGTTGAGCAGCGGCAGGACAAGCGTCCGATGATGAGTGACCTTCGCGAATCGGGAGCAATTGAACAGGATGCAGACATTGTAGCGTTCCTTTATCGCGACGATTATTACGACAAAGAAACTGAGAAAAAGAACATCATTGAAATCATTATTGCCAAGCAGCGTAACGGTCCGGTGGGGACCGTCGCAGTTGTCTTAATGAAGAATTTCAATAAATTTGCTAATTACGAATATGTGCATGAGGGAAAAACGCCGGCAGGGAATGCGAAGAACATTGAGAAGCGCAAATGGGCGCAGTAAAGGAGCCAATATGGAAGAGCAATTTTACGGGTTTTGCTTCCCGGAACCGGGCGGCTGGCATACACCTTCGGTGACACTGAACACTCCGGAGGAAGTTTATCGCTATACACAGCTTCACGGTAAGGCAGGGATGTTCCGCGAGGTACGGGTGACAGATGGCGGTGATTCTATCGTCGTACAGATGATTGACGGGCAGTATGTGTGGCCTGAAGAGTGGAAGCAGCTGAATAAGGGGGATGGAGATTATGAAGCAGGGAAAGCGGCCGACGCGCCGACAGAAGGAATCGATCCGGGCCAGTCGGCTTAATCCGGATAATTGGCTGGTTGAGCGGGAGACGCCTGCGGAACTGGTGTTGATCCCCAAGATCAGCGTCGAAGGGAAGACGAAGAAGCGGACGATCCGCAAGGGTGCCTGATGAGTGGGCGGAATTACTGGCACGTGTATAACCAGATGCGCCGTCATTACCTAGATACCGGAGTTGCCAAGGGACGTACGGATCTACTAGCTGAGTTTTCGGACATGGAGCCAGCGGAAGTGGACGAGGGTATTGCTG